CAGCATGGATTTCCTTGGTAGTCGCTGGTTGGAGCATTCACATAATAAAGATAATACTTATTTTGCCAAACGAACGATCTTGCTTCCCAAATAAGCCCAGATAGCGGTTTGTCCTTAGCGGTAATCCAACCGAAGGTATCGGCAGCGGGAATTGGATTCATGCCAATGTCTAGCAATGCCCCATAACTCGAAGTATGGTCTGTGGTTAGCCACCAGAAGGTTGCCGAATCGAAAGAGGATGACCCACCATCAAGAGTTGGGGGTGTAAAGATGGAATTAGAGAATCCACCGTCAACATCACCAGAGAAAATGGATAGAGAGAAACCACCGTCGAGATCACCGCCAATCCCATTAGGTCCAGAATTAGTCCCAATGAAGGCGCTTGGTTCAGTGATGAGCCGATAAGGAATAAACCTCTCGGTTATACAGGATGAGTCCATCCCGGACAAGGCCATGATTCCACGCCGAGCCACATAGAGCAGATGGGATCCCATGATGCGCGGGGTATAAGGAGCAATACAACCATCAGCCCGAGTCTTCTGAAATGAAATCTGGCCAGGAAGGAAACCATCCCCACGCCAAACACCATTCTCGCAGAACACATAAATACCACCACTATAGGCCACGAGGCGCTGGGGTGGGTAGGCAAAACTCTGATTATAAATAGCAGGCCAAGCATCTGGATAATCAGTTGGGGTCCAACGCACCAGATTCCCATCAATTCCAAAAAGCATACCGTTATATATTTCGGGCGACAGGAGATCATTAGGGGGTGGTTGGAACGCCACATAGCCACCAGTCGTTGCATCATCATAAGCCGTGGGCAATGGGCCACCTAGCCCGGTTACACTGATTGTGTCAATATAGGAAATCTGGCCAATGGGAACTTGGGCAACAAACGTGAATTGAGTCCCGGTATCCCCAGCGCGATAGATGTTCCAATACTCGTAATAACCGTTATTTGGCACATCTTCCAGCGAATTGATCACATAATTGGATGGGGTATATATGTTGATAAAGTTGGGGTATACCAATATCCCTAGTGAATCATGGTAATAGGTAAATAGACCAAGCAAGGTATTTGATGTTGCTGAAGTTATATTCAACACATCCTGATCTAACCCAAGGAAAGTTGGCGAGAACGAAGTAATTGGAGTTGCGCCAAGGTAAATAGTAAGAGGTATTGCAGACAATAGTGCAGATGGAACTGTTTCTGTAACAACAATGATCCGACCAACGCTCAAAGGTGTTGGGTTTTCCCACGAAACGGGTTGGCCCACTGTAATTGGATTATATATCAACCCAGTATTATTAATAGTTGGGAATCCTGTTGCTGATTGTATTGTTGTATTATTATCAGTGAACGTTGTTAAATTCCCGCCAACCAACCCAACCACGGCATAAACTGATCCATTGAAACGGTATATAAGATACCCACTGGCACCATTCACTCCATTCCAGGTCAATGTCACGTTGGTTAATGCAGATATGGTTATAGATGCTATAGGGGATGAATCCGTAGCAGCGGGAAGAACACCGGACACGATCCCAGGATTGCCTCTTACAGCACATACCACATATTGGTAAGTCCCCGCAGGGATTGCGCCCGGAACAGCGGCAAGGACTGGGGCCACTGCAACCTTTGACAATGGGCTTGGTATGGAATAGGTATACCCAGTTAAGGACGGATCTGTGGAAAACACCAATGTTAGCCCATTTACCCACCAAGGCCAGTTGATTGGCGGCGGTGCGTTGAGGGTCAAGATGGTATTCACGCCGCTTGGCGTGTATTCCATTACGAAAATGCTTCCATACTCAGAAGTTGTTGATTGGGTTATCGCAGAATAGGTAGAAGCAAATTGATATAATCCATCATTGGTTGGGTTACGAGTTATGGTCCTAACGAAACTAGAGTTTGTAACATTCGATATTGGGCTTGGCCCACTCTCATCAATCATTGTCCCAACATCACGGACATAAGTATAAACATAAGTCAGTGGGTTTAGCGGCTGATAATTGTTGGCATAAGCGCCGGATGGGGACAAAGACCCGTTATCAATTACACTTGTTGCGCCAGAGCCCAAGGTGAATAGAGTTTGTTCTTGGCCAAGGATCCTGCCAAATACAACATACCCAGAAGCCCCAGATACTCCGACCCACGCTAAAGTTATGGACCCAGTTGTAATATTTACCCCGCTTACCTGCGGGACGTTGGCTATGATAGCTTGGGATGGGGGAGCGATCTGGTTATTAATGATCGCGGATATTCTATATGAATATGATCCAGTCACAAGACTGCCATTAGTCGTTGCAACCGTCGCTGTAAATTTAGATGGAGTATCGGATATGGTCCCAGTCACAATTGGAGCCAATGTTGGGACTATAGATCCAAGATTAGCCTGTGAACCATCAACCACTTTTTGCGGTGGCAAATGGGACTGGATATTCATCCCGCTTGGGGCAATAGTGGTTTCACAGAAATAGACCCGACTCTGGGCACTCACGTATTCTGAGGTATAATCCCTATACAAAGACGAGAAAAACCAATTGTTCTTGAACTCATACATGCAGGTTGTTCCTGTAGGTATACCACCCTGGATGCCTACATAAGGTTCAGGAAACTTGAACGGCCTAAGACTCCCGCTCCTCAGGTCGATGTTGTCCGCAAGTACAATATAGCCTTCTGGAACAAGTCTCTTGTCCGTTACCACATTGATACCCTTGGAAAAATCGACCTTATATGTTTTCACTTAACCACCTTATGCTGTTGGTTTGATGGCAATGATTTGATAATTTATTGATGTCGGGAAGAAAGAACTTACAGCATTCTCATAGTACGATTGCCATGACATTCCTCTTGTATCTTGTGGGATAAGATATACTAATGCTGTATCAGCTCCTCCAGCACCCAAAGTGTTTGTGCTTGCAAACCCATGGCAATCCGCCAACTGAACAGATGTCCCGTCTGGATAAACAAGGCCAGAAAAGGGTAATTGTAGGATAGTAAGATATGTTGCTGCTGGTCCTAATGTTCCATTTATAATAACAATGCTAGAATTTATTCCAGGAGTCACTATGCCTGAAACAGACTGCGCTACAGATTCATTAATCAGTGTTTGCAAATTAGTTTGCAGGGAAGCCAGATCAGCCAGTGTAGCAATTGGACTATTACGATTGGTCACAGTTGGTGGGATGGCGAATGGGGTATTCCCATCAGCGGTCATCAGCCCTGTATTTCCTGTAATGGCACCAGATCCAGCACCACCAGACAATGGGTAAAGACCAAATGAGGTCTGATCTCCAGACCCAACGATGGTCCACCCAGTATTAGTAGAATTTCGGATATACCAAACACCAGTGTCATTTTGTGCCCAAATATTACCGGCCCCAGAGAACCCCGGTTGCCCAGAGGGATCTTGAGAAGAAGGACTGCTGTAAATCAATGCGTTTGTGATACTCATTATGCCCCCGCTTTGATTGCTACTATCGTATAATTAATTATAATAGAACTATAGCCAGATAGGGTTACCATTAGGTAGGCTGACCATGACATCCCATTAGCGGATGCAGGTTGCAAATACAGAACGCCACTCCCTAGTGGGGCCGTCCAACTATTGCTACTGGCAAACCCATGGCATTCACTCAACTGAACCGGTGTTCCATCACCATAGGTTAGCCCCGCAATAGGTAATATATATGGTGCTGGAGGAGATGAAGTCGGAGTTTGAAATGTCCCTATAGTCCCAAACACAATAACTATATTTGCATTTAGGCTTGGCAATGCAATCGTGTTAATACTGGTGGATACCCCAGAAGCTATTTGTTCTTCAAGATTGGTTTGAGCCTCTGCTAAATCAGCCAGAGTTGCAGCCAAGCTTTTTTTGCTGTTGACATAAGGAACCCCACTGAACGGGGTAACCCCATCTTTGGTCATCAGGCCAGTTGATCCTGTGATAGGCTGTGTTACAACACCACCAGCACGGGGGAGCAAACCCAAGAAGTTAACATTGACTGGACCAATAAAAGTCCACCCGGTATTTGCCGTATTACGGTTATACAACAGCGTAGTGTCGGTCTGGTACCAGAGGCTACCAGGACCAGCCTGACCAATCGGGGACAGAGTTACAGTCATGCTTTCGCTAGGAATATTTTCACTGAACACACTCAGGGCATAAGTCCCATTGCCACCCGTTCCCGTTGTTCCTTGGGTTCCATAAGGCAGGAAAGTGGCCCCATAAGGCGTCTGAATCCCAGTGACTACCTGACCAGCCACGATGATCTGGGCCGTAGCCGTCACATTCAAGATGTTATTGACGCCAGGGAATGACGCCGTTATCTGGAAAGTAGAAGACGGATCTTGCGTCGATGGGCTCTGAAATATCTGAGCGTTAGAAATCACGGAGTCACCGACTTGGAATTGAGTAACTGAACAAACGTATCCATATACATCTTGGCCGTTGCAAGCGAGGTCGTATCACTCTGGTCCAATGAGAGCAGCCATGAGGCCGCAGCATATTTCGTGTATTGTTGAACCCGATCAGGGATGCGGTTATCAATATAATCTGAAGGGTTGGAAAGCAAAGGCGGTTGCTGGACATAGCCAACGATCAAATAGCCATTCTGGCTATTAGAAACCTGCTGGGGGAAAGGCTGAGGAAATACCACAATGCGGGATGAATCATAAAAATCCCATCGCTGGGGAACACCATAAGTGGTTCTCCAATTGGGATTATAAATGTCTTCCATCTCCATATTGGTCTTAGTCAATGGAATAGATGCATTGCCAAATGGAGGGATGGCTGGCCATGAAGCATAATTTACCGGTCCATAGCCAAACATGGCAATCTTTACTTCAATATAGTCCGTCAGATCATAATCAGTCACATTGTCTGGGTAAAGCCCATAAAAAGAGAATGGCACCCAGATTGGAATCCCGGCCCCGTTTTGATCACCAATATAAGCAGGAGTATGTGCATAAGCTGGACCATTGTATGTTTGTGGGATGATTGCATCGGTATAGGTATAGCCCATCAAGGTATTCATTTCCTTGATGGCAAAGTTGATTGCATCGTTCAACTGTGCAGTAGAGAATCTAGTCCCGCTCAAGTCTCCAAGCAATGCCTGGAGGTCTACCTGCAATTGGTATAACTGGTAATTGGTAATTGGCGTTGGCATTAATTAGGCCCCGGCATCAAGGTTGGATTGTAGAAGAACGGGAAGTAACGATTGCCCCGGCCACCAAACAGGGGAGACTTGAACTGGGCTGACCCACCAATGCCCAAGGCACCAAGAGCCCGAAGACCGCTCTTGAGCCGCTCGTACTCCATGCGCCGATTCTCACTCAGGATAAGATTCTGTTCCTTGCCGGGGACTGCAAGCCAATCGGCCAGGGCTAGATTCACGATGGCATCCCGAGCCTCATCCGGCATGTTCAAGACCACATCGGCAATGTCCCCAATGGGCGTGGCCGCATAGGTGATCTCAATGGCGGTTTGGTAGCCCTGGGATGGGTAGAGGTCGATGATCGTTCCGGCATATTGGGCGAAGGTAGGATTAGCGGCGGTGATACCAGCCACCGGCCCGATAGTAGTCTGGATCTGCCCAGATCGCTGGGACCAAGCATTGGCCTGAGTCACGTTGGTCTGCACCGTGCCATTGGTCAGGCTGGAATTCCAATTTGACTTGGGACGATTATTGAAGGTCTGGGAGGTCTGCCAATTGACTTGGTTCAGCGTATCGTAATTTTCCAACGGCGTAAGGCTCCAGGACAAGCCGTTAGTCTGGAGGATATCACCACCCTTGCAAACCAGCGTCCCCACCGTCACGGGGCCTTGGTAGACAATGTAGAAGCCACCATTTACAACATCAGTCGCATCGGGGACCGGGTTGCTGGATATACTGGTGGAAACAGCCACGGTGCCCAGGTTGGTGTTGGACAAGGTATAGGGACTGGATACCCCAGCAGAGATATAGGGCGGAGCAGTCCCAGCATAACTTGGGAGGTCCACATACTGGCCAATGCCAATCGCACCACTCTGGACACTCTGGACCGTCAACTGGTTCCCGGAAATGGTGGCCTTGAAGGTAGCATTGCCGGTGGCAAACACCCAACCCTGAAATACCCCGATAGAGAAGAACGGCAGAGTCACAGTCCTGACCTGAAGCACACGCAGCACTTCGGCAGCGGTTTTCTGGGCAGGGACCGGGTTTATGCCACTCAGATAATCCGGCGTTGAACCATCCCAGGTTGTCGGCAGGATCATCTTGTTGAAATCAGATGGATAGACCACATTGGGCAGGCCAGCGTTCCAGTAAGGAATCTGGCTGGTCAACATGATCTCATTTACATAATTACCAACTGGATAGACCGTAGTTATGACTTGACCCAGGAATGACTCACGGAAAACCCGCTTTGCCGCTTCCTGGGTCAGACGCTCTGCAAGCCCAACATCAAGGTCAGGGCGCATTAACGAAACACGTATAACGAGTTCCCTGACCGTGAAATTACTCATGAATTGCTATCCTTTAGGCAGTTCATCCGCCCGAGCCTTGATCACCAAAGCTGTCTGTGCCTGGAGGATCTGAAGCATGAGATCACGCCTCCGAACCCCCTTGAGTCCCCATTGCCGACCGATAAGCTGAAGTTTGCGCATATCGCAACCCTCAAGTTCCCTCTCAGTATACATCGGACGCAATTCCTTGCCGTCCTCGCCATCAACCTCCATGACGGTGACATCCTTCTCGTCCATGATCAGGGTGAATTCAGGGGAAGTGCCCTCAGAATTCATCTTGGCCTGATAATAAAGAATGTCCCACTTGGCTCGTGGATCAAGGTTCCGCAGAAAAGAACGACCGTTATAGTTGTTAATGATCTCCTTGCACTGGCGACATTCCAGTTTGATGGAAGGAGGGGGAAACATGCTGTCTACGGAGATGGTGGCTTGGGCCATGGGTTTTACCTCGTTGAAGTTGTAATGGGAAGTATGGGGGCCGTGCCACGCATCGTCTTAGGCCCCCATGTTGTTTTGGTTAAGTCAGCACAACCGAGAATTCAACCAGGAGCCAAGGCTTGGTGACAAGGAAGCCGAAGAAGTTCTGGCAACGAGTGCCGATACCGAACTTGTTGGGCAGGATCAAGTCAGCCTGGACATTGGTGAACTTGGTGGCCATGGTCACGGCTTCCGGGTGCCCCGCAACCGTGAGGTAGGGGGAAGCGGTGGTGCCAGCGCCCGGAACAAACGGCGACTGAAGCACGTTGAAGCCATTGATGTAGGCCAGGAAACCCTCATAGAGAGCGCCCTTGGGGGTGCCAGCGTTCAGGGCATAGAACGCAGGGTTGACGGTCAGGCCAATCCGCATGTTCGGATGGATGACCAGATACCGATCTTCCCATGGGCAGACATCAATGCCGTTGCCAGCGCCGATGTCAAGATACTGCGAAGCCTGAGCCACATAGGTCACAGCATTGGTATTGGGCTGGGTAGCCGAGATACCCGTGGTCCAAGCGGTAGTCGCACCCGTAGAAGCGGTGATCACGTTGGCCGCAGAGGCGTAGATCGAACCAAGGATGGTCGATTCAATAGCCATACGCAGCTTATTGATCATTTCGTTGATCAGAGCGCCTTCCATGTCAACATCAATCGCGGAACGATCAATGTCGGTCACCCAGTATGCGCCATTGAACGCATAGTTGATGACAAGCTGGAGAGCGGAAGCCTGGATCGACTGCCAATTAACGTCACCGTCATTGGTGGCCGCAGAGACAACCACATCAGGAATCTGACGAAGGTTGACCGTGGTGCCAGGGCCGAGGATGTCACCCTCCCAGTTCGTATTGCACATATAGTTCGTGATGCTCGCGGCATAGAACTTCTGAATGAACTGCAAAGGGTAAATCTGGGGTTTAAAGGCAGTAAGGTTATTAAAGGAACTGCCAACAATATTACCAGCCATGTCAGTTCTCCTTATTCAGTGACGGGAAGGGCGTTAGGCAGGATGCTGATGGCGATATAACCAACATCCAGGACAGCGCCAGTCGCAGCAGCCGTCACACCAAGAGTGACAAGGAGGTAGTCAGAAGCGGCCATATACCATTTCCACGCGGTCGCGGCGGAAAGGAACGTGCCGGTCGCAGCGGTGGAGACGTTGTTGAGATACTGGGAATTGCTGGTGCTGTCGCCAACAACCACAGTCGAAGAAGCGGAACCCGCCGTCAGGACGTTCAGGAACGCTGCAATGACAAACGCACCCTGGTCAATAACCTGGGATCGGACGATATCGCCAGTGCCAGGAGTAAGACCACCCCAGTCCGGCGAGTTCTGGACAGTAAAGGCTCGACGCCGCACTCGCGGGGCCGGTCCTTCCCAGAGCTGTTCTCCACGGTTAGGGAGGTAACCAGTATTGGAGCCGGAAGCCTGAGTAACCGTAAGATCAATAGTGTTAGGCATAACTTGATCCTTTGTTTTACTTCATTATTGCTTGGATGCGTTCCATGAAATCTTGGGCTTCCGCCGCCTTCTGGGCACGCACCGTGGGAGAGAGTTTAGTGTTGGTGGCATCACGCATCAATCTGTCCATAATAGGCTGGGCATTTTTGATTTCATATTCAGTCAGGGGCCGTTCTGGCTGGGGCGGTTCGATCCGAGTAGGAGCGGAACCGAGCGAGGTTGCAGCAAGATCGCCCAAAGAGGGCTTCCTGGTTGGCCTAGCCGCAGGCAGCATGGATGCCTTGAATTCATTGATGACCTTGGCCACAAAGAACGGCGTATGCTGATTCGGCTTGCTGATGGCATTGAGATATTCCGCAGGCATCCGCATGGCCCAGTCAGTAAGAGGCTGACCTTTGGGACCATCCATCATGAAATCCTTGTAATCCGGGACCAGTTTGGTGAAGACATCATACCAAGCCTGTTGCTGGGTCTGTGCCTGATGTTCGAGCAACGCAGATTGGCGCTGCTGTTCCTGATCACGAATGGCCTGGAGTTCGGCCTGATGCTTGCGCTCCACGGCTTCCAACTGCTGTTTGGTGGCTTGGCTCATGCGCCTAAGCCGATCAGCAATGATGGGGTCCAGAGACTCAAGTTCGTCATCCCTTTCGGGCTCATAGGAAGCAACCTGGGGTTTAGGCTGCTTGACCGCCTGCATAAGTTCAGCAAGCGTTTCCTTGAGCGACTTGATCTCGGACTGCGTGGATTCCCGTTCTTCCTTAAGCTCTTTCGCCAAAAGAGCGCCTTTCTGCATGAACGGGGTGAGGGCCTGGGTAGCTTCCCTATAACTCTTTTGCAGTTTCGCATATTCTTCTGCGGAAACAGTGGGAACCGGGGGAGGCTCAACCACCACGGGAACCTGGGGTTCGGCGGGCGGCGTGGGCAACTCGATAACGGTATTGGCGAGGGCGTTGGCGGGGTCTACGACTTGACCGCTTTCAACATGGACCGGCTCAGGCTTGGGATCGGGACCGGGCTGACCAACCTGATTTTCCTGGTTGATTCTGGCCAGAGCGGAATCCAATTCCTTCTGCCTGCGCATAGCGTCATGATTAGTAACGCGCTTTAGGGTTAGAGGATCAATCTCAGTTACATTCGCCACGGTAATCTCCTAGCAGGCTCCGATGGAGTTGCTGCCTGTTTGGGTTGGACAACTTGTTCAGGATCTAACAAAGTCAACAATTCCTTGGCCAAATCAATCCGGCCTTGGTTGAAAGTGATGGCAACTTGGTTTTCAAATGCGGTTTCAAGTTCAGAACGGCATCCTTCACGATAACGAGTAAGCCATTCCCGCAAAATATCCCCATGCTCAGTGCTGCGCATGGCCTTGATCTTGTCAAGGATCTGATCTGCGGAGATGTCCTCGAATCGCCTCATCGCTTGCGCCCCCTATGGGTAATAACCTTTTCAGGCTTGGAGGTCTTGGGCTTTGTGGGAGCGCCTTCCTGCTGGGTTGGCGGGGCCATGTGTGGATGTTTTTCAAAGGGATTGTGAGCAGGTTCAAACGGTCGGCCACCCATCTGGTGCCCCATCTGATGGGCCTCATTGACGTTGCCGAGATGTGCCATCTGGTCTTCCTCCGCCATAGCTGCCTTGATCTGCGGGGTCCCAATATTATATACATCATTGGCCAATTGCATATAGGCAAGCCGTAGAGGACTGTTTTCTGGCGCTTCCTTGACCAGTTCGATAATGGCATCCTTGATCGGCATTTCAGCCCGGAGTTTAGGCTGGGCCTGGACAGAGGCATCAATACCGGCCTGATAGGCAGCGTTCTTCTGTTGTTCCTGCTGTTCCTGTTTCTGGATTTGCAAGAACTCGGAATCGGTATAAACCAGATCCTCAGAACTGAGCCCGGAATAGCGCAGGTAGGAATTAAAGAAGTTGGACATCTTCAACCGCTTGGCCTGATCCGGCAGATTGCCAAGGTTCTGGAGCAACAGGCCCATGGCTTCAGTCAGGGATTCACGCGCCAGCAGGCCACGAACCCCATGCGCGGTGACTCGGTAGGAACCCTTGATCGCCGGGTCATTGGAGAACTTCTGGAAGAACCGGATCTTGTTCTGGGTGCTGGGGACAATGTAATTCGTTTCGATGTTATATACTGCCGTCTTGAGCGTAGTTAGAGCGTTGTTCCACTGAAGATTCGCACCACCAAAAGTCCGGTTATGGGCACCTTCAGTTGAACCATTCAGGAACTTAGGCAGGCCGGTCTGCTCATCTGCAAGCCGTTCCTCGTTCTGCTGGACCTGGAGCATGGCAGTAAAGTCATACTGGGGCAGGAAGAACTCAATCGGCTTCATGGAGATGCCAACCTTGCCCCGGACTCCCCAAATCTTGCGCGGCTTGATTTCCAACACGGTCAAGGGGTCAGCAAGTTGGTCAACGTCCACGGTCATCTGTGGGGCAATGGACATGGCCATGGCGTCCATCAAGGCCCGTTCGCAGCCCTGAATGCCGTCATGCTGGTCAAACATCATCTCAGCAACGCCAACACCCCAAATGCTGTTGGTGGCTACAGAGTAGGGCACAAAATAGAACGGCAGGCGTTCATTATGCAATTCACTGATGGCAATCTTGATGATCTTATTGCCCATGACCCAAATCTGAGCCACAACCCGCTCATCCATCTGGTCATGGGAAATACCCTTGACACCGTTCTCAGCGAGGTCTTTCCCAGTAAGATAACCCCACCACTGGTAGCAAACGAATCGGCCATTGGGCAAAGTCTGCTGTGGCTGCTTGTTCAGGGAGTTGACCGATGTTTCCCAGTAGGTCGGTTGCCAGATGCCATCCGGGTGGTCCTTGAGGATCTGTTTGATCACATCCTGTTTAAACGTCTTATCTTCCAGCATCCCCATGACTTGGCCCTTGCCAAGCTGCATACGCCAGATCATGAATCGGGCCATCTCTACAGTGGTTGCGCCAGGGTCAGGATATATATCCAGAGGGCAGATCCGCTCCATCTGGGGCAGATATTCATCGAACACCCCCATCTTGATCATCATCTTCATTGCCTTCTTGTCGAACGGCAATTTGAGCGATGGTGCCCAGGATGGACTATCCTGTTCCTCGTCCTCGGCAGGGTCTTCGGATACTTCGGGGTTCTGGACCACCAGCGGCCCCATCATGATCCCGGTCCCGAAAACTACTAAATCCCACAGGAATAGTAGCAATTTGTCATTTACCCGGCAGTAGTCATCACCCTTTTTGATCTTGGCGGTCAGGCGGTCAGACTTCTTCCCAGCGGCCTGATAGAGCATGTCCCTGATCTGGTCAGGCGGAATGCCCTTCTGGAGCATTTCCCATGCGGCCTTGGGGTCCATGGCTTCCGGGTCAGGATCAATGGTGAACGGATCTTGGCCAGGAGGACACACAATAGGCATCAATAGCGCAACTGCGGTCTGAAGCTTGGGCCTAGTGCTGTTTACTGCGGCTTGTGACGTTGTGGTTTGTGAATCACCGTCAATCAAATAATAACTACGACTATTAAATAATGCGCGCAATAGAACTTGCTGCTCGTGAAAAATACGTGAACTTGATGCTAACTGAAAGTCATGCATAACCTTGGTGGCCAAGTTCCCTTGTTCACCAAGAGCCCCGTAACCCTCGACCACTGACGGGGGTGAACTGGGATCATTAGGCAACATGCTTAAGCCGTTATCCACGAATTTATATCTCCGTTACTCATTATGTATAGGCAAGGATTGCCTGTCAATGGGTTAAAGCCCAAGGCGAGGGTTTTGGGGATGCCACTGGACTATCTTCGGCGCAGGTTTCATGTTTGATACGCCAGGCACACGAGCTTCATTCAATGCCATGATTGCATATCTAAGCGCGTCAATGAGATCATCTTCCTTTTCAGTGACCTTTACGCGACCATCCTTCGATTTCACCAGCTTATATAGACCCATTTCGCGTATTAACTGCGGGCAACTATCAAATACGAACAGGCGCTTTTCTGCAATCATCTGATTTATAGTGTTAATTGAATCAGCGACAGATCCGCTCTTAGTATCTGCATTTGATATGTTAAGCCCTTCATTTTGATACATCGTATACAGATTTTGCCCATCGGTAGGTGAGCGTCTGTGTGAACTAGTATCAATCTTCAGATCAATGTCACCCCATGACCTCAGCGTAATGGCGTGGACCCCAGGCATATTACCTGTTTTGAGGTATTCCCTATACACATAAACTACTGGTGCCTCATCCCTGGCAACGTATTCCAATGCAAGGGCTACAGCTGCCGTTCCGTGCTGTAACCCAACGTCGAAACCACCTATTCTCGGCCAATGATTCTCGATTTCAAATCTCTCGATCACATAATCGTCTTTGCTAAATGAGAAAATACGGCCAGCACCAACCCCTGGCCTGCCATACATTCTTGACTCTTTTTGCCACTCTGGCATGGATTCTTCGTGCATCCTCAGAACTTCCGGGTCAAGTGTCTTATTGTCTCCCATATAAAATGAGTAGTGTCCACAAAATTCTTCACTCATCTTGTCTAGCTTTTGCACAAGTTCTGTTTCTCCATTGTATGGATAGTAAGACAGAATGATATTGCCACGCTTATCAACTAAACGCATCTGAACTTCATCAAACACATCCATCTCCGGTTCCTCATCGAACCACGCTAGATCCCACGCATAACCCATGAATTTCTTCTGACCTTGCTCATTAACCATAAAGTTCAGTCTTGACCATCCACCAGAGGAATGTTTAACGAGAACCCAGTCTAGACACCCGTTGGTCCCGGCCCTCCAGTGAAGTTCATCCATGTTGATCATATCTTTGGGGATAAACCCGGTCCCAATAGAGAAAGGTTCACCCATCAACTTTACCTGTGCTGATTTACGCATCTGTTCTGTGCTGATTGAAATGATGCCAATATCAATTGGATGCGTATATGTTATTCCAGTCCACCATGATGGGTAAATCCCCAAGGCATGACAAGCTATTGTGAAAGCACAGCAATGCGATTTTCCCGAATTATGACTTAAAATATCACCTATGAAGTAGTTGTGGTGGTCCTCTACCTCAAAGTCCCAAACAAAATCATTGCGGAGGTAACCGATTTGCACTACACTTCTATTGGAGGTAGTAAACGATGGAATGGAAACCGAAAGTTGATGGGACAGGTCGCGGGAGCGGAAAAAATCAAGGAGGCTATGATTGGCCTGTGGACCAGATACGACAATGGGTTGAAATTGATCTATTGACCCATGAAGAAATTGGCCGAAGGCTTGGAGTGAGTGGCAAACTCGTTTCAAAAGCGTGTAAACGGTTTGGAATCCATTGCCAGCGAACTGGGCCACGAGGCGGCGAAGGCCATCCAGATTGGAAAGGCGGGAAGACTTATGATAAACATGGGTATGTGATGGTTTATCGTCCAGGTCATCCAATGGCTCGTGGGAATGGTCGCAAGACTCGTGTTTATGTGCCAGAACATCGCCTCGTAATGGCTGAATTTCTTGGCCGGATGTTGGAGCCAAATGAGGTCGTCCATCATAAGAATGCTGATGTGGCTGACAATCGGATTGATAACCTTGAACTATATACCTCAAATGCTCAACATCTTCGGGATGAGTTAACAGGTAGGTGTCCCAATTGGTCGCCGGATGGGGAACAACGACTTCGCGTTTCTCGACATAGAGGCGACATTCAAGCCATCCTTTTGGACCCCACAATAGATGATGCGGTGAAACAACAATTTCTACCCCATCATCAAAAGTCAGCCGGTATAGATCAGCCTTTGCCTTTTGGAACGGACGATGGGCCAGAGCAATAACTTTCTGCTTGCCATCCCATGCCCAAACGTGGAAATCACCATCAATCCTATCTACTCGTTTAAACTTATTTTCAATGGGGTCAAATATCTCTTGCTCCCCTCCTAAGCAGCGATTACCCCCCATTACATCAACTATTTTACGCTTATCTGCATGAACCGCAACTTGGTGCGCCTGGGGTTCATAATTGTAGAACATACCCTCTTGCTTCTTCTTAGCCAGTGTTTCAATATACTCCGCTGCCGCCGAAGCCTCTGCCAGAGACATCCCATCCACCATGGCGTCCAGTTCCGCCTCTGTCATCTTGCGCTTAGGCTCGGACACTTGTATTCCCCCTTAAAGGACTTATCATAAGGATAGACCGATACCCGGTCAAAAATGCCCAATTCCGGGCGTAACCCCAAAAAGAGGTAAAACAATGAAGACGGTCCCTGAAATTCTCGCGGTGAAGTATCACCAGACCATTGGCACGGGCACTATCCAGACTCCCGGCCATTCCACCCTTGCCGAAGCGGCTGTTGTCGTTCCGCCCCAGGCTTTTGCTGACGGTCCTCACGGCGAAGTCCTTGGTGAGCATGTTGACCACATGGAAGGCCACGAGAAGATCCTGGATGCCCATGCCAAGGAAGGCCATCTTGGCGAACACTTCATGCATGTCCATCACGAGATGACCCGAACCGATGGTTCCGTTGGTCTTGAGAAGGACCATATGGACCAGTACAAGTACAATGGCGCTGAAGGCCATCCCCATGAGCTTCGTGGTGACGGCGTTCGCCATAACCCTCATCACCCCAAGCATCCCCATCACAGCCGAGCCCACAAGACTCCGCACAAGTAAGGAGTCAATATGCCTTTGAAGCCAATCAATGTGACTCCCAGGCTTTATCCGCACAAGTTCAAGGCCCCCTACCTTCAGGGCGATGATCGCGGCGGCAACGTGGCCCATCAGAACATCACGGTTCGCAACTGTGAGACTGATGAAATCTTTGAATGCCATTCGGCTGAACCTGCATCCCGAGATCCCTATGATCCGGTCAACATCAAGGGTGCTTATCTGAAGCGCGTCGAGAAAGAACGCGAACAAATTAAGACAATGAACCCGAATAGCCCTAATACGTAAGCAAGTAGATTCAGGGCGATTCCCCCAGCCCCCGCTTCGGCGGGGGTTCTTCTTTTCATCCCGCATCTTCTTCCCCAAACTCAGGCACAGCCTTGGGGACAGGTGGCGGCGGCGGATAGGCTTCGACCTCAATGATGTCTGAGACAACCTCACCCCTAAGCAGCATCTTGAGTTTGCGCTTGACCTCTGCTTCGTTTTTGTTGTCCAGGTTCTCTGTCTGAATGACCTTCTTCTCCCGGAACTTCTCGGACTGGAGTGCAGCCCTCTGCATCAGAAACCCGCTCTGTGCCTTGGCCACGGCAATCTGGCCTTTCTCTGCATTCGAGTGCAACCCCATGATGATTTCCTGGGCCTGATCGACAAAGGTATGAGCCTGGATGTTCTCAGCCACTTCCAGTTCACGCCTGAAGTCAGGGTAATACTGAAGCCACCGAGCCACTTCCAGCATGGTTGGAGTGCCGTTGACGCCCCGGCAAATGTCACGCAGCGTCTTGCCTTCAGTAACCGCCCAGGGGATATACTGCATCATCTGGTAGCGATTGGCCGGTTCATCCTGAATCCGGTAGATTTCTTCCCGAGCATCAGCCTTGATCCGTTTGAGGATATGGGCATATGTCCGGTCCGACATGATGCCGCCCTTGCTCTCGCGGCTTTCCCTGATGAAATCTTCGTCCGGCTTGTAATTCATGGCCGTTGCACTTGGGCCTTCCAACGGCTTTGGCAAATCGTTCCTGGTCCTTGCCTTGGCCTTGTTCACCCCAACCGGCAGGATCATGATCTTTCGCTCTAGCGGGTGAATGGGGATGCTACCCAACTCAATGCCTTCATCTTCAGCCAGATCGAAAATATTGGACTTGTTGAATCCCCTGCCACCACCCTGCCTGCCATTGGCATAGACATCAGCATGGAGATGTTCCGGGAACTCCCCACAGATCCAATCGCAACTATAACCATGGATATTGCTTATGTTACCTTCAAATATTTCCGGGATATGCTTTGGCTTTTCCTTGGCCCCTTTCCAATATTCACGGCCAATCTGCTTCGCCAAGCCATTGGTGAGATAGAGTATATGCCCACGCATGAACCCAACCTTGCGGATCTTGCTCATGCCCGTGGTTGGAAGCTGAATCACATAATTGCTGCCCTCAACCTCGCGCAAGAGCGGGATGATATCCACCAGATCACGCACCACTAGGAACAGAATCTCCTTGACTGCGGCTAGACCCAGTTCTTCATCTGTCGCGGTATCCGGCAATGGCTCCCGAAGCAACTCCCGGCCATCAGCCAGCAGTAGATTGGCTTTCCCGTCTGCCTTTCGCACCGTAAGATACGGGTTCCGATAGTACTGGTAATAGGTCATGATTGTGCTCCCTTGGGTCGTTGTAAGGTATCAGGTCTGCTTTACGGGCAAGAATTGCCACGCCTGACCGCATTCTCTTTCTGATCGCTCTAAGGACTGTCTGCTGGGCCGCTTCTTCCAAGGCAGCGGGAATCCCCGGCAGAACCTCGAAGGCCGAATGGATATTGCTCTTGAATCCACGCACCTTGGTCACGCCAACCAGGAGCGCCTTACCGGGCCTGTTGCCAATAACCAGACCCATGATCCAAACCAACTGTCCACCCTGGTCACTCTCAACACAGAGCGGATACTGTGGATACAGATCAATCCCATTTAAATCCCATCCATGATAGAAGTATGACGAGCGATCTGAGAATTCATCCACTGATCTAGTAAATGAACCCATATCAATGATGGGGCCGTTGAACAGGTCGGTAGGTTTCAACATCATTACTCCAAACACAAGAAGGGCGAAGCATTTAGCCTCGCCCTCATGATGCATCATTTGTTCTGGTTAAGCAATCCTACCTATATATCTCACGCTTATAGTGAGGGTCCATGGCCAAACATACCTCTTTGACACATTCCATCTTGGGGATATACACATCAAACCCATGGCGCGGCAGGTATTTTGCCTCAAATTCCTGATCCTTTACGGAATATACATTCACCTTATACACATATTGGCGCATGTTATCCGACACCCCAGCCACATATGCTTCCATTTCACTCAAAGAATGGGCAATGAATCCGCACGATTCAATATCACGAGGACCGAGCAACTTCACGATGAACATATCACACACCTTTCAAAAGACTAGGCCAGTTTGCAGGTGGCTCCGCTTCGCCGTATTGCCAAGGTTCGCGCTTCTCTACCTTATTCCAATTGTAATAACACTCAACATCCTTACGCATGAACCCTGAAATGTTACTGCCGTTCATGTTGAGTTTGACTTCGCCAATCTCATCCTTATAGGCCATGACCAGATCCAGGAAGTTCCGCATATCCCCCCGACGCCGAGTGTCATGCATCAGGAACCAGCCGCCCAACTTGAGTTTCTTGAATGTGCAGATGCCAAATGGGAACCGCTCATCATCCACCCCATCGTCAAAGATCAGGTCGAACATATAGCCATTGGTTCCATCGAGCCCAAGGTCATAGTCCAAAAGGGTGTATTTGTCATGAGGCACCTGGAGCGTATCCAAGTTCTTCTGGGTCCGGGCAATCCAAGTTGGATTGGTGTCCATGGACCACAAGTGATGCCCCGGTAGCAAACTCTGGGCAAGAATCTGGGTCGAGCCACCCATCCCAAACTCCAGGATGGTAGTTGCCCATTTGCCATACTTCTCCAGGACGGAGGCATCATATTTGGAAAGATCACCAATGAATTTCATTCCTGCTCCTGATCAATAGGGACCACATAGACGGGAAGCCCATGTTTTCTGGCCTTGGCAATCATATCAAAAGTGCCAATTGATCTCTTGTGGGGGATCGCAATCAGAGCATCGGCATATTTAGCCATAGCCTCATTTCTCGCCGGACCAGCATATTTACCCAACCCACTCCAATTTGCCGGGAACGATGTAACGATAATCCCGTTTAGGCTTGCCCATTGGCTTCCCAACCGATCCACTCCACGGGCTTCACCACAAACAACCTCAGAAATTTCAAACCCGCTAGCCTTAACGGCGTCGTCCACTTTCTTCATGGAAGTTTCCCATCTGGCCCCAGCTATAATAACTTTCATTATAACTCTCCCTTAATCATGTCACATATCTCATCATAGAAGGTTTGGCGTTTATCCCACCAACCCTCCATATGTTTAAGCGCATAAAACTTGGGTTCAATATCCAATGACCACCGTATAATAGCCTTCGCGGTTTGTAGGCTATTATGTGCAATCAAGAAGTTGGCCAGCAGGAAGTATGGCTCGATCCGAGTCGGGTCGCAATTGATGGTAGCCATGTATGCCTCCACAACCTCATTTGCCGGGGCGTGGGTAGTCTCAGCACATGCCGCGATCATCGAGTGGGCCATCCACAGGCTCTCGGGGAAGGTGGTTGCTGGGGCCTCCTTGAGATATTGTTTAAACAGTGGTGCAGCCTTCTCATAAATCTGGCTGTCCATATAGCTGGTCGCCAGCAGGTAGGTATATTGCAGATGCAACTTGGTCCCGACTGGAGTTTTCTTTTGAGCCTTGATGATGGCTGCGGCGTCGTCTATGAACTTGTTTTTGTTGTTGGACCGATCACCCTCATGGTGGACCAGGATCTTGATCTGGTCTGGGCGCATCAGGTAAGCCGTTTCGTAACTTTCAAGCGCCTCATGACGAACCCCAACCCACTTGGTATTGGGGTTGATCTTGAACAAGTGTGGCCGGTAATTGGCCATCTGCTTGTCAACATTGGCGATGCTGTAGCAATCCTTGTCCAGATTTTCAATGGCAAAGGGCATCCCCAGCACCATTTCATCGTCGGCATCCATCATGAGAACAAAATCATCTGGCCCAAGATCGGTAGGCAGGGCCACGTTTCGGCTATAAGCAAAGTCATCCTGCCAAGGGTCTTCAATAACCTCGCCTGGGATGCCTTCCAGCGTGCGCTTGATGATGGCAATAGTATCATCGGTCGAACCAGTATCCACAATCCGATAGCCATCAATCATCCACATGCATGAGCGCAAACACCGCTCTATGCAATGGGCCTCCTGACGGACAATCATGCTCAACACAACGCGAGGTTTCATTCTTTCTCCAGTGGATGTTTAACCTTGAACACGTTTGGCATTGTTTTCCATTGGAACCATATGCCAGGGATTGAATGGTAATACTTGTCGGCCATTAATGACACAATCTGACAGTCATCATTGTATAGAATACCCTTGCCCAGTGTCCTAACCCCAAGATAAGTGTGAACTTTAGGACCCAATGAGTCCATTATCAACTTAACTAAATTGTCGCAATCGGGGCGTCTAGTGTGATAATGTTTTGGATCTCCCTTGAAAAAGAATCTCACTGATATGGCTAGCGGGTAATCAAGTGGCTCTTTAATCATGTGGTGATAAAACACAAACTGGCGTATGAGTTCTTCAGCCTCACGGGTCTTCTTGGGGGTTACAACCCGGCCCTGCATGAACCGTGGCCTTCCCTTTGCCACTGGGGCAAAGGGAATCCACATCTCTCCATGAAGGTCCGGGATGTCTCCGGGAACCATCAGAACCCCAACCCATCCGGTTCCGGCTTGGCATATCCGGTGCTGGTTTCCCCGCCCGTCTTCATCTGCTTTTCCATCTTGCCAAAGTCCCGGACCATAATCTGAGTCTCCTTGACTACAGTTCCGTCTTCCTTGGTGAATTCGTTATAGTGGACCTTGCCACGAATCATCCATCGGTCGCCCTTCTTGAGCATAGGAGCCAAAATCTCAGCTTCCTTGCCCCAAACGACAATGGTATGCCATTCGGTAGTTTTCTCCCACTCGCCCGTCTTTTCGTTCTTGTAACTGTCAGAAGTGGCCAACCTGAACCGTAGTTGTGCCTTACCAGTCTTGGTGACTTTCAATTCACCATCCTGTCCCGAGTGCCCGATGAGGACCAGAGTATTGTCATCTCGCATTTCCAGAGTCTCCATGGCGTGATTGCCAATTCCATGATACGGCACCCGCAACCGGATGCCAGAATTTATTTTCAAGACAAAAAAATCCACCCGAAGGTGGAATGCGCCAGCCAGTCCAGCACAACCCTGGAGGGAATACGGATGATTACCTGATCAGCAGCGTATGGAGTTTTAGGGTGTTGTCCAGGCCCCGCGAGGTCTGGAACACTGGCTGGCGCATGAGAAATATGGGTCGCGGGGTTGACTTGGGCAAGGGGTGGCTTAAAATAGAAATACCGGGAAAAGCCGGGGAAAGGGGCACGATGCCACTCCGAATGAAAAATGAGCTTGCCTACCGCCACATTCAGCGGCAACTAGGGGAAATCCAGGTTGCCCTCCGGCTGGCAAACTCAATCCTCAAGGAAGACTCTGCTTTGCCAGGACTGGGGAAAGGAGTTGAGGGCCTTATTGAAGCCAAGCAGGCCATGTTCAAACGAATTATGGCCATGGAGGCAGAATAATGTCTCTCGCCAGGGTTTGGAACCTTAGAGTCAATCTTGACCTTTTCAATGCGGCATTCGCGGCTTTCCCATCTATTGAGGATAAGGCAGAATTTGTATCCGGATATTCATGTGGAATGAACTCCGGGTCTTTGGTCGATGGTCGGTCTGTTGCCTTCCAGCAGGGGTTTGCTATTGGGAAAGAAATGCGGATTGAGGCAGAAGCCTATCGAGAGATGAAATCTGTTGTGGGGAAAACAGGTGGAAGACCCCCAAAAGACGCTCAAAATAAACCTATTGGTTTACCAGATGGTTTACCAATAGGTATACCAGGTGGTGAACCTATTGGTGAACCCTATCCTTTAACCCCAATCCTTAATAAAATAACTACTACAACTACTACTCCACCTACGGTGGATCAGTCCAAGAAGTTGCCGAAGGCAGATAAGGCAAAATTTGCCGAGCATACCAGTGATGTGAAGGATGTTGTTAATGATCTGACCCGCGATTGGAGGGAAAAGGATCCTTGTGACGGAAGGGAAATTCACATATCAAGAGCAGGCTTTGCTTCAAGGGTGAAAGAAATTCTGGCTAAATACCCTGATGTAGATGGGGGAATACTAGTCCGGGCAGGTATGGCCTACTGTGGAGAACCAAGACAGCGATACAAGGCACCCCAATATTTCTTCGGCCCACAGGGACCGTGGAAGGACTATATTGAGGATCTCATAACAACAACCTCAAAAGGAGAGTGACAATGGATAAGTTTAGTGAAGCATTTGAGCGTGGGGTAGAAGATGAGCGTGATCTCATTATTGGCGTCATTGATGTCAGGGCAACAGACACCGATATTTCTGGCCATGTGATGTCTCTTGACCCAGAGTACTTTATGGGGAGAACTTACAGGCTCATTTGGACTGGATTTCAGGATATTATCAAGAATGGCGGGTTCATTGATTCCTGCGTTGTTGGTAAGTCAATGTTGAGCCATGGGGCATCAGACTGGGAAGTTTCGGCCATGAAAGAACTTTTCAGTATTGGGAGAGACAATTATGGTCCCCTTGACCTTGCCCCAAGGGTCCAAAGGGTAGCTAATCTGTTTAAACGAAGATTACTTTCCCGGTCTATGGAAATTTTGGCCAAGAAAGCCATCACTGATGATATTTCAGAAGTAGAGGCCGAGTTCACTCTGGTTGCAGAAAAGATGTCGAATGCGGGGACTGCACAGACCAGATGCAACACCGATTATGCTGACCAGTTTGAAGCCTATCTCTCTGGCCAACCGATTCTTCCTTTGGAGGCGAGAGAAAACCTCATCACCACCGGGATTTATGGACTGGATAAATCCATTGTCGCCAACCCCGGCAGATTGATTGTCATTGGGGGTTTGCCAAGTGCAGGGAAGACGGCCATGGCAGTTCAAATCATTGCCGAGACAGCGAAGCATGGTCGTCGGGTGGCCATGGCCTCTCTCGAAATGGATGCAGATGAAATAGCTGCCAGACTTGTTGCTTGTGCTTGCAGTGTTAACTCCTTGATTGCCTTGCGCACCGGGTCAGAATTGGTGGATAAGGATAGCCGCTATCACCTTGGGGTCATCCGAAAAAACATTGTGGGTATACATGGATGCGCTGGTGACACCTGGACTTCGATTGAAGCCGCCATTGTCCGAGAACACAATAAGAAACCGCTTTCTGTGGCCATTATTGACTACCTCCAACTTCTCGGAGCCCCCGATACCAAGAAGAAAAATTTTGACAATGAGGCCCAAATGATTGGAGAAATTACCAAATCAGCTAAGAGATTGGCCCAGAAACTCCACATCAATGTTCTTTTACTAAGCCAATTTAACCGCAAGATTGAAGAAGGAGAAGAACCGACGCTCCAGCACTTCCTTGGATCTGGACAGATTGAGCGGGATGCAGATATTGCCTTACTGCTGTGGAACACGGATGGCAAGGGTAGTGAACACGCAGCAATTCGCCCAGTTGCTTGTCGTATTGCCAAGAATCGTGGTGGAGAAAGATTTGGTAAAGTCATGTTGGATTTCAATCCGGCAACCAACCAGTTCACCCAGGGTAAGGAACGAGAAACCTCCTCGTCCCCTACTCCTGCTTACCCCACAAATAAGAAAGGGGCCGAAGCCCCTATCCCAGCATGGAAGCGTTGACTATGCCTCACTGGCGAACTTGTTCTTCCTCCACTCAGTCACGGCATTCAGGTCGTACAGATACTTCCTGCCGAGCTTAACGCACTTTGGTCCCTTGCCAGTCCGACGCAGGCCAAGCATGACGGAATACGTCAAACCAACGATTTCAGCGGCTTCCTTGGTGTCCACCAGAGGACAGAACGGGGTTTCGAGGGTCATGGAATCTCCTATGGGGAATTGTCCCATGTTTATGATAACCCAATTTGGCTTACGGTCAAGCAGAATAGACTTGACTTGTTTGCTTAGAGTGTTTATCTTCTGGTTGGGGCTTATCCCAACGAAGGAGATACCAATGATCGTTGCCAAGTTGAATTGCACTCAGATGTTGGTCAAGAGTGGAGATGGTCGCATCTTCATGGTTGACCGGCGAACTCCCGACCGGATGGCTCTGGTTGTGGAGGCCAGCCCTCCGAAGGAGTGGGAGCCAACCAAAACTATCATCCCTTTCCAACCGAAACGCTTGTTTAAACCCGAATGGTATTCACACGCAAAGGAGGCGTAATGACCGTAATCAACCCTGAAGAAGCCCTGGTTGCCTTCAGAGAACAACTTGAGAAGATGCCCCAGCCGGTGGTCGGCTTCGACAAGCGGCCTATCCACTGGCTGGTTCGCAAGACCGCCAAGGGCCTGCTTTTCCTGGACAGCGCAAGGCTGCTGACCGGGTTCGGCTACAGCGGGATCAACATGGAGGTCCACCACAAGATGGAGGGCCGGGTAATTGAGCCTGATGAGATGAGCCCGTTGTTCCAGAAGTTCCTGGATTGGCTTGGGTTGAATCTTCCCCAGTCCAAGGAATGGGCCGTGGAGTTCAAGTTGGGTTGCCCAGCCATCCCATGTGACCGGGAAGTGCTGCCGGATTTGGGATGATACCGCTTCTCATTGCAATTGCCTTCGTGATTTTGGTTGATTTCATCGCCTGTGGCTTTATACTTTGGAGAGAACGGAAGGGGCCAAAATGACCTGGAAGATTTGGACTGGCTTGATTCTGGCTGCGCTGATTGGCGGGTTCTTCACCGGAATCTTTGTCAAAGGCAACCATGAAGCCGCCAAGGCGGTTGCCGCTGAGCAGCAGATCAAGCAACTTGGAGATCAGGTGAAGCAGGAACTCCAGGTCAAGCAGCAGCAGGCGCAGGCCGTTGTGGTTGCCCAAGCCCAGGCCAAGGACTCTGATGCCAAGGCCCAGGCTCTTTTGGCCAAGTGGAACAACCGGCCAAAGCCATTGCCTCCGGTTCCTGCGCTGTCTGGAGAAACCCCGCTCCCAGTGATCCCCAATGACGATCTGGCCAATCAAACCATCCAGTCATTGGCCCAGGATGTTGCTGCCCTCAAGGTGGTCAACCTAAAACTGACGGAACAGATTGCCACTGACAACGTGATCATCAGCGACATGAACAAACAGGTTGTATTGGGTAGGGTGGCTGTTGAAGCCCAGGTGGCTGCAAACAATGCCGCTAAGTGGAGTGGGAGATTTCAGGGCGCAGAAGTTACCATCGGGGTCAGCGGAGTGCTGTATCTCGGACATCATCTCAAACTTTTCTAGGAGAAAGATATGCACGCTTTCATTGCAGGACTAATTCTTGGACTGGTGGCCGGTTCTGGTGGCACCGCCTTGATCTTCCGTAACAACACCGCCAAGGCTTTGGCTGCGGCCAATCTGTTGAATAGCAAGGTTCAGGCTGCGGGTGATTCCGTGAAGAAAAATATTTCTTAGCCTCTTGACTATCAATTAGTTTAACCGATAATACCTGTGCAGAAGAAATGTGCATGGGTATTACCTTTTAGGAGACACTATGAACAGAGTTGACCGGATTTTCTTTTATGGGTCAGTATGGATTGGGTTCACCCACTGGTGGACCTTGGTTCCTGGGTTCTGGCATTGGCAGGGAGTGATTGCTTGCGTCGGTAGTGCATTCTGCGGATTCCACTTGGGCCAACAAATCCGAGAATGGCAGGAGGGCTCATGACCCATCTCCGAGTATCCATCCACGAAGGCATCCCGCTCCCCAAGAAGGAACACAAGGCCGCTTACAAATACCCATTTGGCGGTCTCAAGGAAGGCTCCATGTTCCTGATTGAGTGCCCAGCCAATGACCGACAGAGGGTCATGAGGTCCGTGGTGGTCGCGGCCCACTCCTGGTGTAAACGGCGTGGGTTTCAGAATATGTTTACCTGCCGGACCTTGGCAAATGGGGTTGGGATATTTAGACTGAAGGAGGAAGCCGCCCCGGAGACAAGCGATGGCCACGATCACGATTGACGCCAAGAAGTTTGAGGTCCAGGAAGAAGTGGCCAACCTGCTAAGGGAAACCCAGGACCAGAACAAGTTCTACCGGACAGTGTTGGGCTGGATTGCATGGAACGAATTTCAGGGTCCAGCCATGAGTCTCCCGGTGATCAAGAGGCTGGCAGAGGAAACAATCAGGCTATATAGGTGAACTCCATGGAGAATAAATTTCAAAAGGCCCAGGACGAAGCAATGCGGGCATGGGGTGAAGGTATTGCAAAACAAGTTGATGCCGAGATTCTGAAAGAGTTCCTTAAGCCCACACAAAAAGGAGACAGCAAAATGACCCAAGACAAAAAGACGATTCATAAATATGTCAACTGTTCAAACCACCGCGATCCTAAATATGACATCATGGATGTTCTAAGGGCGTGGAGTCGATTCATTACTCTACACGATGATGCCCTGGATGTGATGGATGCATTCTGCGTCAAGGTTGAAACTGGCCAAGCAAGGTCCGTCGATACCTATGGCCGGTGTCTGGAAATTCTCAAGAAGGCCGGGAGGCGTTAATGAAAGGTAAGATCATCCCGCGAGGGCTCAAGAGAGAAAAGGGCACCCGGAGCGGTGAAAAGACATCCCACAAGCCACACTGGTTCCAGAGAACAAAGGAAGGAGAAAAGAGCTATGAGGACGGAAACAAGGAACAGTTGCCTTACACCCCCCAATGTGTGCCCTGCAATGCCAATCTTCGACCTTGAGGCCCATTACATCCGGCTGGAGCAGGAGTTGTTCAGCGACCCCGACGTTAGCGATGGCCATGCCTCGTATCTCATAGAGGGGCTTTGGGACATCTGGCTCCAGTTACCCAACGACGCCAAGGATAGGGCTCTTGACCGGGCCTCCAATAGAGTCAACAAGCGGGATTTTAGTAAGAATCTCCCGCATCTGCCCTTGAAGGGCCAGGAGAAAATATGAATTTCCCAAGGATATTTCATTTGAAGGAAAGCCAAGACCAGGGTGATATTTCCAAGACCGTGCTACAGCCAACCAGCCCCAAGGAGGAAGCTCTGGTCCTGGTGGTAGAAGTGTCCAAGGGCGCAGATGCGGTCTGGCATTGCGATGTGCAGAACCACAGCATCAACGCCCTGGACTTTGATGAAGCCCATCGTATCGTGCTGGAACTGGCGACCAAGCACTTGACCCTGAATACGCCAGTGGTGGTCCCGACCGAAGAAACGCCTGATGCCCAGGCTGAACCCATCCCTGACAACCCTCCAACCCAGGACTAAGTATTGCGGGATCGTTCAATGGTAGGACATCTGCCTCTGACGCAGCGAATATTGGTTCAAGTCCAGTTCCCGTAGCCAATTGATGGGTAGCTAAATGGTAAAGCACAATCCTTTGAAGGTTGCCACTGATGGTTCGAGTCCATCCCCATCAGCCAAATAGGAGATCACATGTTTGGGAATGACGATGAAAAAAGGAAGGCATGGAGAGCAGTCGTTGATGCCTTGGACAAGGTCAGGCCCAATTTCATGAGCAAGCCTGGAACTGGGATCGAATGTGCGGTCAGGGCCATTGAGGAAATGTCTCTGGAAGTCAAGATGTGGCAGAAAATGGCTGAGTCAAAATTACGGCCTGGGCTTATTGACTTTGAGGAAAGGGCAATCAAGGATCGGTTTCAGCAGATTGAAGGTGTGGTTAAAGACCTGACAAATGAACTCAGGGTTGCTAATGAAAAGATTAAGAAACTGGAACACGCTCCAATAAAACTGACTTACGAGCCCGTCGCTTTTCCGATGTATAGGGTAGATCCTGTTTGGCCAACTCATTCGGAAGCCTATGACGCTGGTAAGACAGATGGAATTAGACAGGAACGGGCTCGATTGGCCAAAGCGTTCAAGTGAGTCTTTCCGGAAGGAACCGAGAAATGAAAATCAACATCAGATTGTCAATTTCAGAGGACAAGTTGGGATCAGCCCAGGTCCAATACCTGGAGATGGTTGATTTGGAGCATGTGACTGAGGATATGATCATCAACCACATCATTCCCCATATGGTCAGGAGTCTGCTTCCGGTGATCACCAAGGTCAACCCATGGCCTCCGCGACCCAGCATTCAAAGTAGATCCGACAGCGAGGCTTGGGCCAGATTTCTAAAGAACCAAGGCCAGCAGATCCAGGGAGGGATTGGCCCGTGTCCTTAACCCCGGAAGAACAAAAGGTGGCCGAGGAAACCAAGAGTCACATGAAGGCCACTCTTAGACTGCACTGGGAATGGGAACGCTACCTGGGAGCATTGCAAGCCATCCTGGCAAGTCCACCCAATGAAGCCCATGCCATCGCACGAATTGCCCTTGACGAAGGAGACTTGAAACCTTACTTTTAGGTGACTCCTAACCTACCGCTCCGAGTCGCATGTGGTCCTCCAACCAGCCCCCTTGGCATCTCGCCTTGGGGGTTTTGCTTATAAGGTGAACAATGAAAAATCAGCCAAACACCATGGAAGAAGCCATCAAGATGATTGAAGGCTACCGATCCGAGATGGCTATCATGTGGGCTCATGCAGATGAGGATCTGGCAGAGATTAGAAGGCTAAGGGGTGAGGTCTATAGGTTGAAACACCCCAAGGCACCTATCCCCGCTTCACCAGAACAACCGGAGCATTGGTTTCCTTCAACCGACGATCGGTTTCCGCTTTCGCGGCCTCGCGTTTAACCTTTTGCCTTGCCTGAATTTCTTTCTGAACCCTGGCACGGGCACGGGCATCCCGTTTCTCATGAATAGACAAACCAAACAAAACATCGGGGACATGGTTGGACATAATTGCTCTCCAAACCAAGCATAAGTTGCCCACCGCACCTTGACAAGATGCCCATGAGAAGGCACTCTTAGGTTACGCTGACCCCTGGCCAGCCATAAGGGAACCCGAAGGTGGCAACCACGAACTACCATCATTGCCAACTGAGCGACGAGCTAGCGGGTAATCTCTATCGAAGCCTTGAGAGCGAGGAGGCGAAACTTGCCTGGCGTTTAGTGCCGCTTGGTGAGGTAAAGGTTGCATGGGCATTTGGTCCAGAGTCCATGCAAGACAGATCATATGGCCGAGCAGATACACGGGAGCAATCCCCCTGGCGGAACGATCCTACCGCGAGACTCCATAAGAGTAATCTGTTGCACTAATTGTCTAAGTTTATATCTAGACATCAGCTTCAACACTAATAATAGCGTTGGAGGCTCTTTGTCTAAATTAACCACCAGTTGACTCCAAATAATATCAGACCTCAAATAAACCCTGTCCTATGAGATGGGGTTTTGTTATATATAAACATATGTCTTATGCAACACTCCTAGTGTAAACACTGGGCCTAAAGGTGAAATGTAAAAACTGAAAATTTTTGGGGGTGGGATATCTCCAAGCCCCCCGGCCTCCACTTCATGGTCCCCAGCCCCCCGGTCATTCCTGCCTACTGTCAGGCCAGGGTAGGCAAGGCCAGCCCAGCACAGTCTACCCATGAGCACACATGGCCTAGTGAGTCACACTGACACACACTGCTAGAGCACGCTAGACTCACATTAACATGAGTGTCAAAGGCTTAAGTTTATGTGAGTGTGAGGGGATGAGAAAGATATCCTTCCACCCCATAAGGTAATGATCTACTAGAGTCTAACTCACATATCAATCCTTCCCAACCATAACATTACAATCTGACACAACTACACTCACATTCAATTCAGCCTATAGACACATGACACACATACACTAACATAAGCACAGTGTGACATGATGACACACTGTCTCACTGTATAAGACGTTTGGGCTACTGGATTGCACAGTTACAGCATGAAGATGCAACAGAGGACATGGAGAGTGTTCAGGCTAGGCCGACACATCTTTAGGACATGCACCCCAAGCGTACATATATAGTGTCCGGCCAAGTGTATACTTTTTAGTCACTCTACAGTGTAGAATGGAACGGTCGTTCTATTACCTGCGCTTATAGATACTTTTGATTTGCTTATACTTCTTGCACATCGGCCCATTGAGACTAACCTTGTATCAGAGCAAGATTCAACCAGTCCACAAGGAGTCCAGCCATGCATCATCCATTCCGTTTCTTCCTGGCATTCGTGGCCATTGGCCTAATCGTCTACAGCTTCCCTTACTGGCAAGCTACCCTGTCCAAGTAAACCCAACACTCCAAAGGAGAATCCCATGATCACACTCGAACAAGCTATCAATCTTGGATATGGATCACATATCCAATACATCAACCACCAAGGCCGTACCATCCGTCTGAAGATCAATGGCAAGGTTCGCACTTGGAAGAAAGATCAATCAAGGATTGAAATCCCCGTCAAGTATGGTCTTTACGAATATGGCATTCTCAACATTCACGATTTACCTAATATCACTCTTAGCTAGTGTTAACGATTGCATAGGCCAATACCCTATGCTTTCACTAGCACTAATGCTAGATTGGAGGGTCATTATGAGCCAAAAATTTATTGCACGTGAAAGATTTGAATTTTCCAATGGCGCTATTGGTTATCGTCCTGGCGGATCATTTGATTGTCTTGGACCATATGCCAAGGTTAACAATTGCCCCATTGAAATAGATGGAATAGAAGTGGATCGTTTAACCTGCTATGCATCTGGATATCCTGATACATGGTTTAGCTTGCCAGCTAACACTCGCAAGAATGGCAAGCATGTTACAGGTTATTTTTCTTCTGATAGTGGAGCTGTTAAATTTATGGTTCACAACAAATACAAGCATATTTTCCAATAGCTTAGTATTGAGCTATTCAGAGTCTAACCATTCTGAATAGTCCAGTACTAATACTGGAATGGAGATCACATGGGCCGCCTAGGTTATTACACTTGCGAAAATAGAGCATACAGAATGGCACTATATGATGAAATAAATTTTCCAGGAAGATTTTATTATACTCTTGAAAGATGTATGGAAGCCTATTTTGAATTGGTTATTCCATAGCTATTGTTAACGTCTGGTCTATTTATAGGCCAGTCACTAGCAATAACGCTAGATGGAGGATAGCTCATGCGCAAAATTGAGCAGCAAATGGTTCACGCCCTGGCCAATGGCCTAGACTGGCATTCTGGCAATACCAGTGTGACCAGCTTGGGTACTGTCAAGCTCCACGGTAACGTCATCGCCTATCGGTTGAACAATGGCGATCTATTTCCCTATAGCGTCACATTCCATCGCTGGCCCACTCGGACCACTAAATCCAGACTCCGGGCGCTGGGGCTGGACTATTCCCAGCTTTAATTTTCTCATGGGCCGGTGACTACTTTGTAGGCAATCAAAAGATAATTTTTATTTTGAATTTGCCTCTTGTTTCATCGGCCCAATGGGTTAACCTATAGCAAGCAACAAATTTCCCCGAGGTTACCAGATGCCCCATACCACCCGTGAAGCATGGTTACTGGATGTCACTGGACACATCGCCCCATGGTATGTGTCAGCCGGTCATCCAAGGGCTGTCCAACCTGCCCATGTGGCGCTCTGATGAGTGAGGTTTAAACATGCGAATACCTCTTTACCTGCGCTTCTGGAATCCCGATAGCGGCATCATCGGCGGATTCATCGCTGGTGCCTTGTTCATGCTAACCCTGGCCATTCTGGGCCGGATTTTTCTGTAACCTACCTTCCCGTGAAAGGGGAATCTATGAAAGCAGACCTGCAAACCATCACCATCAACGGAGTGGAATACATCCAAAAATCTTCCCTCCCGCCTAGCATGGTGCCTTCTGGCCCTGAGGTCATTGTACGCACCTATTCCGCTGGTGTTCACATTGGCACCATCAAATCCCGTGAAGGTAGGGAAATTACCCTTACCAATGCCCGACGGCTTTATTCTTGGTCTGGTGCTTTCACCTTGAATGCCGTTGCACAATCCGGCGTTAATCGTGGCAATTCGCGCATTTCTCAACCTGTCCCTGAAATTCTCCTGTTGGAAGCAATTGAAGTTATTCCAATTGCAGCCAACGTGGATCTTTCTTCAACGGAGAAATAACTATGCCTAAAATTTTTGACGGCTACGGCTCCGGCGACGGCGACGGCTACGGCTCCGGCGACGGCTACGGCTTCGGCTACGGCTCCGGCTACGGCTACCGCGACGGCTCCGGCTACGGCTCCGGCTACGGCGACGGCGACGGCTCCGGCTACGGCTACCGCGACGGCGCCTCCTTCGGCTACGGCTCCGGCGACGGCTACGGCTATGGCTCCGGCGACGGCTACGGCTACGGCTACGGCGACGGCTACGGCTCCGGCGACGGCGACGGCTACGGCTCCGGCGACGGCTACGGGAAAGGAT